CGGCACGGGTGTGGGCAACGCGACGCGCAAGACCGTCTTCACGCGAGACTACGAGTACGTGCGGAGCTACTGGCCGAATGAGGGCCTCACGGACGAGCCGGTCTTCTACTCGGACTACGACTTCAACCACTGGCTCTTTGCGCCGACGCCCGACGAGGACTACCCCGTCGAAATCCTCTACTACGAGCTTCCCCCGCTCCTAGACGACACGACGCAGACGAACTGGCTGACCGAGTTCGCGCCGCAGCTCCTGCTCTACGGGACGCTGCTCGAGGCGACGCCGTTCCTCAAGAACGACGAGCGCATCCCCACTTGGCAAAATATGTACGACCGCGCGGCGGCAATGCTCAACGGCGAAGACCTCGCCAAGATCCTTGACCGCTCCGCCGTGAGGAAAGAAGCATGAGCTACACCCAGATCTTCGGCGGCACGACCATCTACCCGTCAGATGTGTCGTACCTCGCGCTGGCGCTTACCGCCAACACCGCGCTGGACTGGCCTCTCGAGACCTCGGGCACGCTCCAGCCCGTCGCGCGCATCATCGACATCACGCCGACTGGCGCGTTCTCGATCACGCTGCCGCCCGCCGACGAGACGGGCACCGGCCAGACGATCCTCTTCAACAACCTCGGCCCGTCCACGGTCACCATCCGCGACAATGCGGGCGGCACGCTGCTGAGCATCGCCGCAGGTGAGCAGTGGCAGCTCTACCTCATCAACAACACCACCGCTGCGGGCACGTGGCGCTCCTTCCGCTACGGCGCTGCGACCGCGCAGGCGCAGGCCTCGGCGCTCGCCGGTGAGGGCCTGCTCGCCACGGGCAGCACCCTCGCGCAGCAGTATCCCGTCACCGAGTTCAACACCAACTTCACGGCGGGCACCGCCAACCGCGCAGGCACCCTCGTGTGGACTGGTGGCGGCGGCACGCTCACGCTGCCCTCCGCGCCCGCCGCAGGCACCGGCTGGTTCGTCAACGTGCGCAACAACGGCACCGGCGCGCTGACCATCGACCCGAACGGCAGCGAGACCATCAACGGCGGCCTCACGCTGTCCATGCAGCCCGAGGACAGCGCGGTCCTCATCAGCAACGGCACGGGCTGGTACACGATCGGCCTCGGCCAAGACGCCGTGTTCGCCTTCGACTACACGTCGATCGATCTCACCGGGCAAAGCAGCCCCTACACGCTGAGCGGCGCGGAGCTTAACCGCATCGCCTACAAGTTCGTGGGCACGCTGGCCGCCAACATGCAGATCGTCGTGCCCGCGACGATCCAGCAGTACTGGGTAGACAACGCCACGACCGGCGCGTTCACCCTCGGTCTGCGCACGCCATCGCAGGTGTCGCCCACGAACGTCACGCAGGGCAGCCGATCAATCTTCTACTCGGACGGCTCGAACGTCGTCGACGCAGACACGTCTGCTGCGGGTATCGCCATCCCCGTCTCAATCGCGGAGGGCGGCACGGGCGCGTCTACGGCGAGCGGCGCGCGGATCAACCTCGGAGGCACGTCGCTGGGCATCGCCATCTTCACGGCGGCAAACACGAACGACGTGTGGACCGCGTTGGGCGCAGCTCCAATCGGGACCGTTAACGGCGGGACATTCTAATGGCGGAGCAGATCGTCCAGATCCGCTCCGCGCCGGGCATCAAGCGCGACGGCACCAAGTTCGAGGGCGACCAGTACGTCGACGGCTCGTGGGTGCGCTTCCAGCGCGGCTTGCCGAGAAAGATCGGCGGCTACCGCTCGATCAACAAGTACATCGAAGGCGTCCCCCGCGCGATCAACGAATACTCGCAGGACAGCTTGACGTACCTGCACTTGGGCTCGGCCAACCTCGTCGAGCGCCTCTACATTGACGGCTCGTTCAACACGAGCGTGGTCACCGACCGCACACCCACGACCGGCTTCACGACGAACGCAGGGAACATGTGGCAGTTCGCCGTGGCCTACGACACGACGAACGGCAACCAGATCGTCGCGCAGGTCGCGCCGAACCTCGGCTGCATCTGCAACAGCGTGGGCGGTGAGGTGTTCACGGGCGACCTGCTCGGCACCGCCGCGCTGACGGCTGTGCCCGCGCTGAACAAGCCTGCCAACTTCAGCGCTACGGGCGGCGTCGTGTCCCTCGCCCCGTACACCTTCGTCTACGGCAACGACGGCTACGTGGCGTGGTCTGTACCCAACGCGCCGGACGACTATGTCAGCTCAGGCGCGGGCAATGCCTACGTGACGTCGCAGAAGATCGTGAAAGCGATGCCCCTGCGCGGCGGCCCCGGCAACAGCCCGTCCGGCCTCTTCTGGTCCGCAGACGCCCTCGTGCGTGCGAGCTACGTCGGCGGAACGGCCACCTTCCAGTTCGACACGATCAGCACGCAGACGTCGATCCTCTCGGCCAACTGCGTCATCGAGTACGACGGCATCTTCTACTGGGTCGGCACCGACCGCTTCCTGATGTTCAACGGCGTTGTCCGCGAGATCCCGAACAACCTCAACCTGAACTTCTTCTTCGACAACCTCAACGTCGTCCAGCGGCAGAAGGTGTTCGCCGTCAAGGTGCCGCGCTTCGGTGAAATCTGGTGGTGCTTCCCGAAGGGCGACAGCGAGGAACCGAACCACGCCGTCATCTACAACGTGCGCGAAGACACGTGGTACGACACGCCGCTACCCAACGCCGGGCGCGGCGCTGGCATTTTCCCGACCGTGTTCAACCGCCCCATCATGACGGGCGTCGCACCGCAGAACTTCATCGCGACCGCCGTCTCGGTCAACGCAGGCGGCACGGGCTACACGGTCGGAAACACGCTCACGGTGACCGGTGGCACCGGCAGCATCCTCGCCGAGCTGACTGTCAGCACGGTGAGCGGGAGCGGAGCGGTCACGGGCGTGAGCATCTCCAACGCAGGCCTCTACACGACCAAACCGACGAACCCGGTCGCCGTGACGGGTGGTTCGGGCAGCAACGCCACGTTCAACCTGACTTTCGTGCAGCCGTACAAGCTGTGGGTTCACGAAACCGGCACGGACGAGATCGACGGCGCGAATATGCAGCCCATCCCCTCCTTCTTCGAGACGGGCGATATGTCGCTGCCCGCGATGGGCACCGCCAACCGCGCCCTGCAGGTGCTGATGGTCGAGCCTGACTTCGTGCAGAGCGGTGACATGACGCTGCAAGTCATCGGTCGCGCGAACGCACGAGCGCAGGAAGTGGCAGGGCCGATCATGACGTTCCCTGACGTGGCTACGACGCCGCAGGAGCAGGTCGTCTTCCTGAAAGAGCAGCGCCGCGAACTGCGCTTCCGCTTCACGAGCAACACGATCGGGGGCGATTATCAGATGGGCCAAGTGCTGGCGCACGTGCAGCCCGGCGATGGCACGACGCTGGGATGATCGATCCCCGTGGAATGACTTGGCAAGACTGGGCCGCTTCGGTTATACTGTCCGTCGGCGACGCTTGGTCTTTCGGTACGCCCCCGGAAGAGCCGAGGTGGCGCGATTGGGCAGTGGGACTTGTACGCGCGTCTCCCTTTACGCAGCGCACCCTTCCTGATCCTTACCAGTTTTCGGATTGGCGCGAGTGGGCGATGCGCAGCTATCCGATGCTTGAGGACGTAAGTTGATGGTTAGGACGTACATTCCCGGTTTCTCCCAGATGCTCCTTAACTCGGGCTTGGACTTCAGCCCGGAGCTCACGGGCGGCGGCCCTGCGTACGTTGACATCCTGCCCGGCGCGATGCCCGAGCCTGCGGATTTCATGCCCGCTGCCCTGCCTCCGGTGGACGAATTCCAACAGCGGATCGCCCAAGCCGAAGAGCAGGCTCGTGCGCTGGCGCAGCCGTCAGTTACGCCGCCCGCTATGTTTGCGCCCGATCCGGGCGCGCTGAATATGCTGATGCGCCCCGACTTGTTCGACGGCGGCCCTGCGTACGTTGACATGCTGCCGGGTGCGCTGCCGGAGCCGATGGAACAGCCGGAGGCGCAAGCGCCGCTTCCGCCGTCTATCCAACCCTCGGCCCCGCTGATCATGCAGGCCCGAGATG